CACCACGGACGGGTCTCAGCTGCGATCGGGCAGCTGCCTGGCTTCCACATGTCCATGCATGGTACTTGTACTTCAACTGGACGGGCGTCATTCTGTCCCTTGACTCCAGGGAAAGGCAGCTTGATGATAAGCCGTTCAACCCAGAAGAAGTCGTTGCTGTCATCTCCATCGGGGAGAAATCGCAAGGTCGCAGTCGACCCCTCCGGATTGTTCCAAAATGGATATATGTTGTTGTCGCCGGTAAAACTGCCGCCTCTTGCGCGGTCTTTGCGTGCCTGCTGTTCTAACAGCTTGGCTTGGATTTCTTTAAGAGTAAGTCCCATGATAATGTGCCTCCTATGTGTGCTTTCATGTGCCTATCTAACGGATTTAGACAGCCAGCAGTGCTGACTGACAGTGTATTTATGCCACAGAATTTGTCAATGGTCAAGTTAGAGAGCTGTGATTCCAGCCAACTCTTCGAGGCGCGATAGATCCAAATCGTCATCGTGCGATACTTCGACATCCTGTGGTTTCAACACTAAGATGTATTTTGCAGCCGTGTTCAGCGCTTGCATAGTGTCCTGATCGCTTTTATCACATCCACAACCTTCAGCTAGGCTATCACGCAGCTCAAGCACTTTGTTGACATCTAGATCGGATGTCATGTTGGCTAGTTGTTTGATTCCCTTGGCATATCCTCGGCTACCAGCCAATCTCTTGCTGTCCTTGCCGAGCCGGTGCAGCGCCTGCTTTACTATATGCGCATGATCAGAGTCTGGTGTATTCCTCATCACGCGGTTGGCTTGTTTGAGCTTGATGTAATCCTCACTCATCTTGATTATCGCCCGCGCAGTCGGATCGGAGAATCGACCAGCATTGGCCAAATGCCTTGCCATGGCACGAGCCCCTGCGATGTGTGGATATGGATAGTTGAAGCGCTCGCCCAATTTGGTTTCAATGAAGATGTTGCGGATGTGTCTCCAACGACTGCCTTGCTTGTCTTCATTGACTGGATCAGTGTGGCGTATGATCAGCTTGCTTGATCCAATGTTCTGATAGCTGCTCTTGGTGCTGCCATATGGTTTGCTTATGTCCTTGCTCTCGCTGATGTTATTGACCACATCATCCCTGAGATCTATGTCATGATCAAACTTGTACCAATCGACACTGAGTCCTTCCAGGTCCCCGAGATTGCGTTGTATGCTGTTCTTGAGATCTACCACCTGCTGGAAATCGCGGTCATCCGGCAATGTCGGAGTCTTGATATCAACATGGCTGCTGCTATCCTCGTTGTGGAGGCTCACCAGTATGTTGAAAGTATCCAGATCGTCACTCTTGCTAGGCACAGTGGCAAAGAATCTAGTTGCCTCATGCGGATCCAAGGTCTTGGCGCCTGATTTGGTATACATCTGTAAGCGATAACCTCGCCCCTTTAGGATGCCAAAAAGCTTGTCTGTGATGCTGTTCCAGTTGTGCGACATGTTGATATTTATCAGAATCCAAAGCTAATAGGCAACGGCTCAACATCGTGGTCGTGTACATCTTTCATGAGGTCACTGTATGCCTCATCCCAGGTAGCCGCGACTTGCATCATTCGCACTATCAGGATGGTTGCCATCACGCAGTCGTCGTTCTCTCCGGGCTTAGCTGCGAAACTGTTGCCTTTGGCCACGAAAAACTTGATTTGCCTCACTAGATTGCGGCTTGATAGTTTTATCTTCCGCGATTCCATGAGGCTCTTGAGTTTCATGCATGCCAGTGCCTTGGTTCGCATGTTGGTGTTCATGCCTTTGCGTGGGCGCGGCATCCCTCTGACCCTTGGTTCATGCAAGAACTGGCCTTGGAAATTCTCCTCGCCGATCTCATCTATGGAAACCAGTGCTGCTTCTCCCCAGCTGTTGTTTTCTAAGGTGAAATAGATATCAGGTTCGCCGCGTTGACTAGGCGATTTGCGCATCTCATCATGCAGATGTTTGAGGATGCCTTGCAGCACCCTGACCTGCTGTGCTATAGGCGTGCGATTGTGTGTCCATTCTGCTACCTGGCACATGTCTGGCATGGCAAAGACTTGTATAGCGCTGTAGTCCTGGCCTACACCAGCACTGGGATCCAACGCCACGAGATAGGTTTTATTGGGCTTGATCTCCTCATACCATCTGATCTGACCTGTCTTGAAAACCGGATCAACTCCCTCAAGCGTTATCAGTGTCGCGGCATTGATCAGTGTCTCATCAGCCGTGATGAATTCGCAACCATATTCTCGTCTGAATCGATCAGCGCCGATCTTGGCGCTTTCTCTGATCGCCCAAGCTTCATCTCGGCCAGGCACTTCACTGTAGTGTGCGCTGAAAGCTTTGAAGCCATTGACGCCGATGCCATCTGGATGCTCATTGCCGTAATCGTCAGTTATCCTATTGGCACCATTCCAAATCTCAGCGAACTTGTCCTCATCGCTGTTTGGAGTGCTTGTGATGATGCACTTGCCGCCCGTGGCCAGAGTCGGCGCCATGGCAGTCCAGAACTCTTCTGCTATCCTCGGTTTAACGAACGCGAACTCGTCTAGATACAGCAGTGAGATACTCATGCCGCGTCCACTGTCTGGAGTCGTAGTTGTAGCCTTGATACGCGAACCGTTATCGAATTTCACATCCTGGACGTTATAGGTGCTGACACCTGCTCGTATGAAATCAGGAAGTTCCTCATAGGCGAATTTGATCCTATCCATGATCTCGTTGGCAGCACGGAATTTATTAGCAGCTATCAAAACCGTGACGTCGAGGTTGAACATGGTATACCAAAGCAGATAACCTGCGGCCGTGGTTGTCTTGCCACTCTGCCTTGGTAGCAGTGCTATGATACTATTATTCTTCCAATAGGCATGCACCAATCTCTTCTGGTATTCATATGCTTCGAATGGCATGCGTCCGCGGACCGGATGCTGTATCTTCATGTAATTCTCCATGAAATACAGTGGATCTTTGGAGCATCTGGCTATCTCGCGTATCTGGTGCGGTGTGTATGACACACGTTCGCCAGCGGCTTTAACTAGTTTGAAATCGACATCGTTCTTGGCCATTACTGGATATCTCCCAGCGGTACTTAGCCTATCCTATGCCGGCCAGTGTTCGCATTCGACTGATTACCTCAGATTCTCGAGCCTGTATCTTGCCCATGAGGTCATCATAACTGTAACCAGTCAACGGACTGAGTCTCTGTAGTTCTGACTTGAAACGAGGTCCGTGATGCTCGTCTACTAAGCCACTAACTCCCATGAGGATGTGGGTCATCTCATGCAAGAGTATGCTCCAAACGCTGCCNTTTGTGCCATAATGCACTCGTGGGCTCTTGAACATGTTATTGATATCTATACGAATCGAACGAGGATCCACGTGACCTTGATTGCCTTGTTTGGTGGCCTGATAATGTGTCATTGCACCAACTTCGCCTGGCAACGCGGCAAAATTGATCAGCACCTCAGGGAGTCTATTGTTGAAATACTTGGCGTTGAACTGTTGATATCGTTGCTTTATATCAGATACCTGAACAGGCTTGTCTGGATGCGCTATGTCATCTTCCCGGAGTGTCACCAAGGATGGCCCAAAATCATGTTCCATGATCATGCCACCGGAGTCGCTGCGGCGATGCGTTTTGCGATGTCTTCGCCTGTGGGAAATTCATGCGTGTGCACGGTTATGAGACCGTCTTCGCCGCGCAGATCGGCCAGCGGATCATCTTTTGCCGTTGATGCAGCGTTGTTCTTTTGCGGTACTGCGCCGGTATCATTTTGTTCGTCGTCTTCGTTCATGCGTTGAGTCAGTTGTTCAACGATGCCGATCAATCCTCGCATGTCCATTGCATTCTCCTGCATGTCTGGTTGATAATCGCCTAGCATGATGTTGTAGTCCATGCCAGTCTTCTGCGCGATGCTGTAGAGCAATTTACGGAAATTCGGACCATGTCCTTCCAGTGGGAAACCATGCGAGATCATCCACACGTGGCAGGCTTCGTGGACTATCGAAGACAAGAGATTAGCATGCCATTTCGTATCGTGCTCTAATTCCGAGATATCCGTCATGGTGATATGCAAAGTATCTAAGATAGCTTTGCAATCAGAATCAGATTTCACATTTTCGGGACACTGCATCCGAAAACTGGTATCTGCGTATCCTGTGCTCGTCCCAAAAGATACTGGGATGTCTGGTAAGTCACCGTTGAATAGGTCAGATTTCACCTTATTGTATACCTTCTGCGGATCATATGACCAATCATCTAATTTAATCTTCCATGTGGACGGATCTTCTCCCCTCTCACCTGGTGATTTATATCCTGGACTTGGCTGCGGAGCATCACCTAGCTTGGATAGCATGTCATCTGGACGTGATGACCCGGCCCCTGCGGGTTGGCTGCCAGGCAACGGCGGTAACGGAGGCAAATCGTCGAGTTGGCTAGGCGATGAATTTTGAGATTGCGTGCCGATCGCCAGTGCCTTCTGCAGCAACTCTCTTGTGAGAGTACCAGCATAATAACCCTGTTGGATCACAGGCCACACATTATCTCGGAACCATGCATCTGTGTTAGTGCGATCGAGTGCTTGCAACCAAAGATCTCTGAGATCATTCCATTGATCTTTGGTATACATGCCATTCTCCGATGTCGGTGATCAGTTCATCACATCTTGACGCTTGACTGTGCTCAGTGGGCTGCGGCTACCGTCATCGACAGGCGTCTCGTCCACGAAAGGGTCCTTGTCAAAAGCATCGCGGTTATTCGCCGTCAATGGACTGTCAAATCCAGCATTGCTTGGTTCAAGCTCAGCTTCTGTTAGATAATTGGCGTAATCCTCGCTCAGCGATTTGAACAGTTCACCTGCACGCTGTTCTGCCATCAATGTGTTGTCACCGATCTTACCGAAGCGTTGGTTGATATGAGGGCCATCCCACACGTAATCGTGGACGTCTAACGGTTCACCGGCCTCCG